TTACCAGGATGTTGACTTCTTTAGTACCGGGATTTCCGTCTGCGGTAACAATATCGACTTCTTTGCCCGGCCCGTTAAACTTCACCATCGTCCCTGCGGGGATTATGGTATTTGGAGGGAATTTATCTGGGTCGATTGTACCACCCCCTTGATAAAGCTCACGAACACGAGACCATATGACCTTGCTCTCACCAATCTTTTGAGAACCTTGTACAATAGTATTAAATGTTCCTTTGTTCATTGTAATTTTTTTTTAAAATTAATTTTCTTTTTTAGGAAGCTTACCGCTTTTTCTAAGACTTTCTTTAAAAGCCTCCCTTTTAGCCATTGCTTCCTCTGTACTCATATGTTGCGCCGCAGCCCTCTGTCCTCCACCGTAAGGCGTTGCACCATTACCGGTGTATTCTTTCAGCTTTTGTTCGTAGGTCTTTTTTACCTGATCCAAAAGAACGTCTTCGGTTGCTTCATCCGGTATTTTCACGAATTCGACAACATCGTTCCAGATAGCTTTATTCGCAACTTTAAGTTCTGCAGCCTTTGCCTTGACGCTATTGCGCAACGAATTGATGGCATTTGCCTTTCTTTCGTTTGCCAACGCCTGTTCGATAGCCTCCAGCCGCTTTAACAACTCTGCATCTCCTTCCGAAGGGTTCTCCTTCTTTGTTTCTGCTTGTCGCTCCCGGCTATTTTTTAGCTCGTTCAATTTTGCGTCCACCTGCTTTCTAACCGTGGTTGCTGCGAAATTCGACATATTGCCCTGAAACGACTTAATAAGCTTAACGGCTTTGTCGTAAAAGGCTTCATCGGGTTCGGCATCATCAGGTAAATGCAATTTGATGTAATCCGAAATGGACTGATCCGATACGTCGGTTTGTCCGACTCTTTCTTTGATTTGGGATAAGATTTTTTCTAATTCCATTTTTATAGATTTAATATAATTTCTATATTTGTTGCAAATATATGGATTAATTTTGTATTAACAAACAATAAGTGAAAAATTTTTACTATTTTTGTAAAAATAATGACTAAATGGGTATTTTTTCCGGTATATCATATAAAGGCAAACAGGTCTATTCCTACGAATACATCGACAAGTTGCGTGAGGACGATCAAAAGAAGCGTAATCCTTATAAAGTAATCGCACAAAAAGGTGGTCAGGAGAACATCTTAAAATCAAATGCGGACATTATCATAGGAGGCGGATCTCGCGGCGGTGGGAAGAGTGGTGCTTTACTTTTAGAAGGATTAAAAGATTACAATAATAAAGATTTTCGTGCCATTATTTTTCGTAGGGAAGTAGATGACTTGTCAGACATAATCGATCAATCGTCAAGATGGTATTCAGATTTCGGTACATATAATCGTTCGAAGGCAGATATGACATGGAATTTCAATTCAGGATCTATATTGAAATTCAATTATTATTCCGATCCTTATGAAGATTTTAAAATACGTATGCAAGGGAAGCAATATGCATATATAGGTGTGGACGAAATAACCCATATGGAATATAATAAGTTTAAATATCTTATTACGATCAATCGTAATGCATACAGAATAAAAAACAGATTTATTGGTACATGCAATCCAGATCCCGATTCATGGGTAGCCAAGTTCATCGATTGGTGGATAGGCGAAGACGGATTACCAATCAAAGAAAGGGATGGTGTGGTAAGGTATTGTTTTATGGATGGTGATGAGGTACAAGACATATACTGGGGCGATACAAAAGAAGAAGTATATGAACAATGTAGAGACATTATAGACAAATATTGGCTTGATTCTTATTCAATCTACGGTTCACCCGCAGACTTATTCGTTAAATCCGTTACTTTTATAGAAGCCAAACTAGCAGACAATATTCAATTGTTAAGGTCTGATCCGACTTATCTTGCCAACCTGGCCGGACAGTCTGAAGAACAAAGGGCAAGGGATTTGGAAGGTAACTGGCATTTCAAGACTGTGGGAGACGATATGATCAAGATGAAAGACATGGAGAATTTCTTCGATAATCCCCAACAGTTGGGCGATGGCGTAAGAAGGGTGTCGCTTGATGCTGCTTTTGACGGCGGAGATAATCTTGTGATGATTCTTTGGGTCGGCTGGCACATTAAAGATCTTTTTGTGTGCCGTAAGAACTCCAAAGACACGGTGAATGTGGTTAAATCCAAGCTTAACGAATGGAAGGTAAATGAGGAGAATTTCACCTATGACTTGAACGGTATAGGGCAAATATTCAAAGGATACTTTAAGTCTGCCGTACCGTTTAACAATAGAGAATCGGTGGCGAATGAAGATAAAGGACTTTACGATACTTTAAAGTCACAGGCAGCTTATTTGTTTGCGAAGAAACTTATCGACAGGGAGATTTCGATTGAGCCGCATTTACTTGAATACAGATTCAATGCGGGAAAGAATAGAAACGTTCATCTAAGACAAATATTGATGGATGAACGTAAGGCCATCAAAGCCAATACAACGGCCTGGGACAAGGGATTTTCATTAATCAAAAAGGCGGATATGAAGAAACTGGTGGGACATTCACCTGACTTTATAGAAGCCATGTTAATGAGGATGATATTTGAGATTAAAAAGAAAAAAAATACAGGTAAACCAAAGTGGGGGGTAAGATATTTAAATACCAATCACACATATTATTAAAATGATGAAACCAAGAGACATTAAGACAAAAAAAGTTTGGAAGCGGGTATTACCGTTTGGTTATTTATCGGGAAGCAGGTTTTCCGCTGCAGAAGAACCATTTTCGGCGCCATATGATAATCTTTTATATAAAACCATATCACAGGCGGATTTTCTAAGGGAGTTTTATCCGTCAGGGCATTCTATCAACGACCCTTCGGTTTATCCCGATATTTATAAAGAAGAAATCGTGCCAGTCTATGACGATAATGGCGAACAGACAGGAACTACACGAAGGATTTATAAAGAATATGTGCCAAGATATGCTTTTGCTTTTCAACAGATTATCGCATTAAAACAAATAATCCATCTTTGCGGTAACGATATTCAGTCGGAGTTGAATATCGGTAATCCTAGTGAAGATCAAAAATTGCAAGCGCTTCAGATACGTACCGGATGGGCATCTAAGGATATGGAGATTGCCTTTTACGAAGCGGTAAAATCGGTTAAGATTACAGGAGATGCGGCACACGTAGGATTTGTCAATAACGGTGTTTTCGGGTACAAGACATTGTCGTTTCTTACAGGGGATACACTTTATCCGCATTTCGACCCGATAACCGGAGAGTTACTCGTGTTCGCAAGGTCATATTACGATTATGATGAGGACGGCAATAAGATAACCGAATGGCTTGAAGTATGGGACGATACTTATCTTATTAGATATAAAAAGGGTAAGGGCAGTCTTAAAAATAGGATACGTGACATATTCGGAATAGATGGATATAAGGAGGTCTATCGCAAAGAACACGGGTTTCCGTTTGTTCCTGTAGCTTATCATAGAGATGACAATGGGGCTTGTTGGACACCATCACAAGATTCTATAGAAGGATATGAACTGGCATTCTCCCAGATGGCGCAGAATAACCAGGCTTACGGATTCCCCATTCTTTACCTGCAAGGTGATGGCGACACAGCAATAGGTAAGGAATTCGACATGAACGGGACAATCAAAGTGCTTGAAATGGGTAAAGAAGATAAAGCAGGGTATTTGAACGCCCCCAATGCTTCGGAGTCTTTCATGAAACAATTAGACACGCTTTATAAACTAATCTACGAACAATCCTTTACCGTTATACCTCCGGCTTTGAAATCGGGAGACCTGCCAGCCGCAGCACTTAAAATACTTTATTCTCCTGCTTATGAGAAAGCAATAACGGATGCTAATGAATTTCAGCCATTCTTAAACGATATGGTAAAGATATTTCTTTACGGATACGGGTTGGAAATGAAACGCACCATAGATTTTATGTCCTTACCGTTGAAATGGTGGATCAAGCCTTATGTACACGTATCGGAAAGTGCTATGGTTCAAGACTTGGCTACATCGGTACAAAACGGATTTCTATCAAAGCAAACGGCGTCAGAGAAGATTTCGATGTACTCTACAGTAAGCGAGTGGGACAGAATCATCAAAGAGCAGAAGGCAAAGAGAGCCGCAGAGCTTGAAGCGGAGATTGAGAGGATGAAGGCAATGAATGATGATGATTCGCAAATAATTACGTAAAAAAAATAAGACTCGCAGCGATTGCGGGTCTTATTAATTTGTAACTTACAAAATTGTTATAAATCGATATTATTCGTCTTTATGATTTTTTTATTTCATTATTTATCCCTTTAGGATATAATTTTTCTTTTTCCATTTTTTAGTTATTTACATGTGTTTCCAAATATTTGTCAATAATCTCATTAATCGAAATGAACATAAATTTCAGCATTTCCAACCGTCCTTTTATTCTTTCCGTCTCTAACGTATTATATTCATTTTTGATTAACGCTTCGTTTAGATACATTTCTTTGAAGATATATCTTTTTAATTCGTAAAGACAATTAATGAATTCTTGCTTTTTATTTTCCATATTGTTCAATTTTATCAATGATTACTTCTTTTGTTGTAGATCCGACAATTTTATCCACCACCATACAATCTTTAATAAAAAGAATGGTAGGTATATTGCGAATATCATATTCCATAACGGCATCATTATTTTCATCAACATCTATCTTTCCTATTGTTACGTTATATTCTTCGCTAATTTCATCTAGAATATATCCCATTATCTTACATGGCTTACACCATTCAGCCCAAAAATCGATAATGACTAGTTCATTTGTTTCTAATACTTCATTAAGTGTTTCGTCTGTAATTTCTAAAATCATGATTTTTTTTAATTTTATATTTCAATTTTTTTCTTATCGATATTCATAATTACAGAATCAATTTAAAGCTGAATTAAAATAATTTGGTTTCAATTGCAGTATTTTTAGTTCTTTTTTCTGCAATATCACAATATTCTTTTGAAATATCAATTCCTAAGTATTTTCGGCCTAATTTTTTAGCCATTGCTGTTGTTGTTCCTACTCCATTAAAAGGATCTAATACAACATCATTTTTAAAGCTAAATAATTTTAATACCCGTTCAACTAACTTTTCTGGAAACATTGCTGGATGCCCCCATTTTTTCATATCTCTTTCAGGTGCTATAGACCACTTCGCTATAACCCATTGTTTAAATTCTTCTGCTTCTATATCAATATCCTCTCTTTTTCCTTCTTTCTTCAAAGCACCTTTGGCAAATATTTCCAGAAATTCCCAAGTGTATTTTAGATATGGATTACTCGGACTTTTCCAGCTCCCCCATGCGGTATATTTACAATTATAGTTATTTTTTTCCCAAAGTATCTCACCTTTCCAAATTAACTTTTTTTCAATAAAGTAGTTGCTAATTATATGATGACTGGGGATATAATCTGAAAACAAAGGTTGAATATTAATAATAATCCTTCCCCCGTATTTTAAGACTCTAATACATTCATCAAATATCCTAAATAGTTTATCAAAATAATTTTTCCAAAACTTATCATCTTGGCCAGAATCGTAATCAAGACCAAAGTTATATGGGGGTGAAGTAAATATCAAGTCAATTGAATTGTCGGGAATTTCTTTTAAAATTGTTTCGCTATCTCCACAAATAATTTTATTTATATATTTTACTGGTAAAACATTATTTTTAGTAGAAAAAGTATTATTTCTTGCGTAGAAATATTGTCCTCTCTTTTCCTCTTTTTGTTTTCGGTCTTTTACTTTACGCTCTTTGTTGTAATCAACATAATTTCGCTTATTCCCACTTATACCATAACTTTTGATAGAATCTACTTTTTTCAAAATGTCTGTTAAAATATTTGCATTGTATTCTTGGCTAACTTTTTCAATGTAGTTTTTAAACTCATAATAATTAATTTCTCTTAAGAAAATTTTTATCATCTCATCGTTAAATTCAATTTTAAACCCATTTCCACGAAACAAAGAGGCGAAATAACTTAAAGCTTGCTTTTCGTTTTCTTTGAGTGGATTGTTTAGTTTTATGATTAATTCTTTATATGTTTCCATAATGACCATTCTTATAATCGAATCAAACCACCATTTAATCGGATGCTTTTCTTTGTCTTCATGTAATTCGTTTAGTACTTTATTAAGCACATTATCAGGATAGTTGTCATATTCTTTTGGGAATTTATTTCCATACC